AAAACCATTTACAATAGCCATTAGTTACTAGGCTATTCTAATAATTGCATTTGACGCATCGGCTGTTGGGAATTGTATTGTAAAATCTCCTGCTGTAGATGTCTTGTCTCCGCCAAAGGCTAATACGCAAACTGCTTTATCGCTATTGGTGTCGTTGTAAATAAGGCAACCGTTTGCCGTAATTGTAGCGTTACTAAAGGTTAAATCAGCAAAGTCAGTAAATGCAGTTGTTCCTGAAGTTGTTGGATTAACATTTGTTAATGCCGCGCCTGTAGCAGTATAGTTAGTTCCACTTGCTTCGTTTGTGCTAGAGTAAGCAGTTGTTGTTGCTCCCAGACTAGCCGAGCTTGTATATAAAGCTAACTTAAACGAGTTACCGCCTGACGCTTTAAAGTTATGCGTTCCTTCCATCAGTTCTTTTTTGAACGAAGTACACATTGCCTGCGAAATTGCCATTATAATCTCCTAATAATTTCTGCTGTATCTGAGTGTTGGTTTTGTTCAAGTAATGCGATTAATGTTGTTCTATCGCTTTTTATTGCTTGTTCCATGTAGAACATTACAACTTCGTTTACTTGATCCTTAAATGCTTCTGCTTGATCTGCAATTGCAGGATGGCAACTTCCACCAACAAAAACAATTCTACTTGTTGCTCTTTCTGCCCAATGACTTGCATCAAGCCCTTTATTTTCTGACGTAACAACAGTAACAACACCTGCCTCAGCCGATCCTACTTCAATCACAATTAGCTCCTACCTTGGCGGACTGCGCCTGATCTGTAGCTGTCTGTAGTTCCATAACCTTCTCCAAGAGACTTTAACCGACTAACAGCTTCAGCGTATTGAGCCGAATAAAGCTGTAATAACTCAGGCTCTCCTTTTAAGAATGTATAAGATTCTACCAGACATCCATACAAAAGCGCATTTTCGGCATTATCCCCTAACCAACTTGTCCCTGTAGCAGAAACGCTAATTGACTCTGGCCTGTAGAAATAATGCAACTCAACGTCAAATGATGAGCTTGGTGTTGGTGCAACTATAAGTGTTCTTTCATCAAAAACTCCATAATACTTAGGAACTCCTGTTGCTGTAGATATAGGATAAGCTTCTCTAATAAAGTTTACATCTTTGTTTAGAAGATACTCATACCCACTGTTATCAACAGCTATAGAATAGATTCCTAAGTAATCAGTTGGGGCTGAAAGATATTGATTGTTAGCAGTTAAAGAGCCTGTTACATTTTTCCTAAAGTCAGGAAGCTGTACTTCTTTTAAAATTCTTTCTTCAGCTTGCGTAACAATAGTTGGAAGATTGGCTACAAAAGTAGATTCTGTAGTTTCCAAGTAATCTTGTATTGTCTGTTTTAATGTAGTGTATGTGAATGCCATTAGCCTATTACCACCTTAACTTCTCCTGCATTGCATTCTATGTCTAACCCAACAGTAAAGCTACCTAGCTCGGTAACACCTCCACCAACAGGGTTAAACGCAAATAAAGCCCTACTTTCATCTAATGCTCTGTCAGGCCTTGGGTTCCTTAATGCCTGATTGTCGGTAAATGCGACCTTTCCAAGCTGTAACTGGGGTTGATCAACATCAACAACATCTTTACCAACTAGCATTCCAGTAGGTCTTTGATCTTGTATCTGAGGAACAAGGTCTGTTAGCTTATAACGAAACCCTGTTCTGTCGCAAAATCCAAAAGCAAGCTTGCCTTTAGATGCTGTCAAAACCTGTATCCTCCGGGAGTTACATGCAATGAAGCTTTTTCTCTATCTGCATCTGCCGCAAGATTCCACTGCTCTTCATACTCAGCTTTAAGCAATGGCGCTTTTTGATTTGATTCGGTGTACTTAACACTTAGCTGATAAGCAAGTCCTGCAATTAAGCATGGAAGAAACCTTAAAGGCACATCCATATTGTTTGACGCAGGTGATCCAGTATCTTCAACTCGTTGCATGAAGTAATAAACAAGAGTGTATGTTTCCGTGTCATCAGGGACAGGCCATAAGTTAACAGTTACAGAGCTTGGGTCTTTCTCAAGGAAAAACTGCAAAGGTTTGCCTTCTGTTAACTTGTTAGATAGATGGGCGTACTGGCTAATTGATATTCTGGTCAATGTTTGATCAAACTGGTTACTGCTGTTTCCGTTGTTTGTTCTTACAAATGCTTCAATAATATCAAGAACATCTCCGGTTAAAGGATATGTTCCATCACCGCTAGTTAACGCTTGAGTTCCTTCTTGGACTGTCCAAAGGTTTAATCCTCTGTTTTGCCACTCAAGCATCAAAAGATTAATGCTTCTTCTGGCAGTCCTGTAATCATAACCGCTACGCAACTCTAGCCCTGCTCGCTCAAACGCTTCTTCAATAGCATCGCCAAGGTCTAGGTTAAAGTTATATGTTCCGCTAGTTGCCATGTTTATTTCCTTTTGGATTTAGCTCCAGAACACTTCCATCGTTTGCGGGACAAGTTATTAGGAGTATTAGGATCATTTTGTTTCTTTTTAGAAAGCCTTTTTTTTATTCCAAGACTTCTTGCACAGTAACTGTCTCCCTTAGATGTCCCTGCACGAACCCTTGGGCCACCGCCTTTAGCGTTTCCTGATTGCCCATAGCTAACCTTTTTGCCTGACGAGGTTACCTTAACCTTTGCCTTGCCTTTTCTAGGCGTTGCCATGAATTAACCCTTTTTTGCCTTAGCTTTTGCTTTAGCTGATAAATCTTTTAAATGAAACAATTTTACACTAGATTTTGTGTGAGATTTATTCGTGTGCAAAGTACCGTCAGACATCTTGTGATTAGAACCTTTATGCTCAGTTCCATCTCTTTTGTAATGTTTAACACCTTTCATTTAAAAACCCCTATCTGTAATTTTGGTTTAACCTTTTGTCTTGCTATTTCTAGACCTATTGTCTTTTCTAGAAGAGACTCTTAGGTTACTTGGCGAGTTGTTGCCAGTGTTCCTGTCTCTGTGGTCTACGTCTTTGTTGTCACCTTTTTTGACAAGACCTCTCTTCTCCATTAGCTTTCTAGCCTTATTTCGCTCTGCCCTGCGTTTTTTCTCTTCAGGTCTGGAGTGAAAGTTTGCATACTCTAGCTTATAGTTTCTAGCCATAAGATTTAATTACTTTCATAATAATACTGTAAGTGTCACCGCTAGAGTGTCCTACGGTTGTTAACATAATATCACCAGTTACTCCGCTACCTGCATTGTTAGGTATTCCAGAAAATCCAGAAAAATCTAACTGATCAGAGTAGTCAGCAATAAGATGCCACGCTAATACGTCTGTAGAGGCATCAAACAAGACTTTTACGCTCATACCTACAGTACTGTACCAAATATTGCTTATGTCTACCCTAGAGCAATCCTGACCCGTCATGGGGTCTTTGCTGAGAGCAGATACGTCAATTTTCTTGACTGCCGCTTCTCCAGAACCATCGCTGACATTGGTAAACTTAAATGTGGCAAATTTAGCCCCATCTGTAATTGTTTGTGTTGCGACTGCATCAGCCATTATATTCTCCTAAAAGAAAGGGGCGCATAGCACCCCTTAATATTTAACAATTACGCTACTTGAACGTACTCAATAATAAAAGTAAACGATCCTGCTGTAGTAGCATTAACGGTGTTAGTAATGTTACAGAAGATGTTGCGAGCTACTGCCGAGTATTGCACAGAAGCGGGAGCAGTTGCTCCATCTTGAGTTTGCAGAACTAAAGCGGTTAATGTTACGTTACCGACAACAACAGTTGTTCCTGCATCTAGAATCTCATCAGCTTGAGTCGCAACAATTTGTGCGCCAGAAGAAGAAGTTCCAACTTCATAACCAATATCACCTGACCCAATAACTGGAGCAGTAACACAAAAGATTTTAATGTCTGTGATGATGGTGTTTGCAGGCTGTACAAATGTAGCAATAGTAGGGCTGTCTCCTGCGGTAGAGTTAACAGTAACTCCGGGAGCATGACCAACGTGCTTAATGAACTTGCCGGTTACAGCAGATACAAGTTTTGTAGTGCCAGTTACAACTAGATTTCCACCAACGGTGGCATCAGTTGCATAAGTAGAGTTAGTTGTTACGGTTCCAGTAGTAGCATTTTTAGTGATATCTGAAAAACCGTTTTCTGACCGGACTATTCCGGTAAATGTTGTTTGAGCCATGGGTGTTTCTCCTGTCGGGGCCAATGTCAGTCACGAAATTGTGACTGTCAGGGAAAGTTTAATATAACGCAAAAA